CCTTGATGCCAACACCAATCACCTCAAAGCGCGGGTCGTTCAGGTACTCCTCGTTGGTCTGAGTACGGAACCCAAGGTCGTTGGCATAGTACGTCTCGAAATCAAGCGTGATAAAACTCATGGATCAACGCTCCATATCTCTGTCTGCCGCTGCAACTTAGGCCACGCAACCTCGGTCGTGAAAGACTTATCCTTCACAAGAACATGGTTCGTTGGCTGCGCCGTGAATCTGCCGTTGTCTAACTTGACGAAATAAAACTCTTTGGATTGCTCTGGCTCTAGGCTGAACCCATCAAGCATAGGTATCGCCGTGAACATATACCGACCTTCATGCTCTGTCTTGTCTCGTAATTTTACTCGCATCGGCACGGCTTCAAGAAACGGATACTCCACTACACTGAATTGATGCCCGTAGCAGTCCCAAGTTTGAGCGTCCCACGGTTCCCACCCTACGTCGTTAACCCTGTGCGCCATGTAATGAAGAGGCACGTTACGATACACCGCTCCGCACTCCAACATGACGTGACATCCCCACGTTCTGCCGGGATGACTGACCAGACCAAACCACGTCACACGCTCCCAATCATCGTTGCCAAAAACGTTTGGTTCTACGTAGCAATATGTATGTCGGGGTAGCGGCCCCGCACCTGAGTAAATCATTTTGCCACCACCTCATTTAACTTGGGTTTACCCGCACTTTGTAGCCACCCTTTAGGGGTCAGGGTATACCCTGCGGCTTTCAACTCATCTTCAGTGCGGCACCGACCACCTATCAGGCGATGCAGCCTTATGGATTCAGGACTGGCAAACAAATGCCAGCACTCGTTACACCTTCTTTCGCGTTTTTGCTTCACTCTTTGACTCCACTTCCATCCGACTTCTGTACCCTGCATCCCACGCAAACTCCCAAGCGATGCACCACAGTTCGTAGTAGCACCCGCCCATCGGGAACCTAAATCCGTGTTCGTCCTTTGGGAACCCGTGGTCTCTCAGGTTTTTACCCTGTCTACTTCTAATGAGTTTGCCCCACGCCTTCTCCCGGTCAGGATCGGCTATCGGGTAATCAACGCGGTCAGCGACGGACTTTGCTTTGAGCCTTACTGCCTTTGCCATTTTCCAACTCCCTCACTCGTTTACGTAGATAAACAATCTCGTCATGGCATGCCCAAAGGACGCTGCCAACGGTCAAGAACTTGAACTCAGTCGTGGTCCCGGAGTTGTTGATCTCGCCCGGTAACTCACGGATCAAGTCAAGGATGTCTTCTTCAGTTCCCACTGTCTTCCCCTATCACAAATATCGGCGTGTACTCACCGACATACGATCCGACCACGTTGAACTCCATCCACTCGATAGCCTCTTCGTGCGTCATCTCTTGATCATGGATGAGTATCTCCACGCACTTGTTGTAGTCGTACACGGCGATCAGTTTGGTGTGTTGCCACCCAAGACCGATCAGGGCTTTCTCAAACCCATCAGCGTACAACGTGTTTGGATCAAGCGGTTCTTCGTCGTGGGTCATGTTCAATCCTCCAACGGGTCACTAAACTTCTTCTTGCGCTTTGGTATAGGCGGTGGTTCTTTGTCCCGGTACAACCAGATCAGAAGAATGGATATGGACAGTACTACAGCCCCGACCAAAATCAAATCCCAGACAACCGCCAGTATGGATAAGGATGCGTTGTCGATCATGCCATCTCCTCCAGTTCTCCAAACCACGTTCGAGTCAGGGACCACCGCAGGGCAACAGGCGCCGACTCGCCAGACCTGCTCCCGGCAACGGACTGGCCACAATGGCCGCAGGTCACGCGCCAGTCAGCCCCGACCTTCGCGCTGATCTTCTCGGAATTGCCCGCGAAGTCTTGCAGGAAGAAGCGGTGCTGACAGCAGCTCACGACATCACCTCCACGATCAGGATACAGAACAGCAGCACGACCGACGACACGATGAGCGCATCGCGCAGCAGCCGAAAGAAGGCGTCGAAGTCAGGCGGCTTTTCCATCGCTCCCCCTCGCACGGATGGCGTTACCGATACACAACCCGTAATTCGTCTTGGGATGGTCGGCGTCCCACGCTTCGGCAACTTGCGCACACGCCTCCCGCTCGGCTGCTACGGCAAGGGCGGCAAAGCGTTCTAGCCGTTCTTCAATCGTTGTTGTGCTTGTCTCGGGCCAGTTAAAGCCAGCCTCCCGCGCCATCTGGATGATGTCCTCGCGTGTCATTTCCTATGCACTCCATTCCAACATTTAATCAACTGGTCTTGTGCGTTAAGCAGGTTCCAGAAATCAGCAACTAGGGATAGTTCCATTCCACAATGCTCGTCTTTGTCTTTAGTGCATTCTATGAAAAGTGTCTGCCAGTCTTTGCCGTAGCACTCAATAGCGCCAGTAGCATCTAAACGAGCAGATGAGCCACACATTGGACAAGGTAAAATTTCCTCGCGTGTCATGTCTTGTCCTCCTTCCCGATCCCGTGGAACCGCTCGGCGGCGCGGAAGCCTACCTCAAAGTCATGCCACCGTGCGTCGATGAAGAGGCCTATGTACTCCTCGTCTATCTGCTCTACCGTCGCAGGCTCCGGCTTGGCTGCTGCGGGTGGGGCGGCGCGATGTGTCTCCCACGACCTCCGCGCCAGAGAGTCCGCGAAAGTCTCCTTTTCCTCCGCGAGCGCGGCGATGCGCCTGCCGTCAGCCAACCCGGCGTCATAACCCGCGAGGAAGTCGGGGCGCGCCTTCTGCGGCTGCTCCGGCTCCGCAAGCGCGGCCTTTGCGACATATTCCGCATACCGATAACGCGCATAACTATCCCCGGCTTTAATTGACTGATTCACGGATCTATTCCAGAGCGTGTCCAGTTCCTCGCGTGTCATTTGTCCTCCTTCCTGATGCCGTGGAACCGCTCGGCGGCTTTCCATGTGCGAGCAAATTCCTCAAACCACGGCGCACCAATCGTGGTTCCGTGCGCTGTAATAATCTGCTTCATCGTCGCAGGCTTTTTCTTGGCGTCCGGCTCCGCAAGCGCGGCGTCGAGGGCGGCGTCAATAGCCTCATCAAGCGCTTGCCCGTCCGAAAGGTTTGTCCAATCGCCAGACTCGCGGATGTTGTTACGCTTCCAAACGACCTGCGCCAACGGCGTATGCGGCCCTTGAACCTCGCCGCGCAGCCACCGATACCGCTCCGCGTCGCGGCGCAGAACATTCTGCTCCGGCTCCGCAAGCGCGGCGTCGAGGGCTACGAGGGCTTCCTCCGTGTTCTGCTTGCAGGTTTGAAGTGCGGATTCTGGCCATGCCCACAGCCCGTGATTCGCCCAACCGCTAAGCGCACTTCGCGCTTGCTCGGCGGCGCGGCGCAGGGTGATGTTGTCTGTCATGGCATGTTCCTCCTAGATCGTGCCGCAGCGAATCCGCAAGCAAACCCAACAAGGTATGCAACAAGCATTGCGAACAGCCAAATGATGTTGTCGCTCACGGCTTCACCTCCTTGATGCGCTGCTCAAACAGTCGCCACACCATCTCCTGAAACAGCGTCTCGTCTTTGGTCAGATTGAACGCGTTGAACAGGTGCTTGTCGGTCATGTCGCAGATGCGAACCGCGCCCCGTGCTTTTGGATTGGCTTTCGGGTAATACGCATCTTTGGTAAGCCACTCCCGTTTCCTAACCGTTTTGAAAGGGTTGGGGTCGTCTGCGTCCCATTCGTCGTAGATATCCAAGTCGTCCGTCATGTCGCTCACGGCTTCACCTCCTCTGCTTTAGCAACGACTACGCGGGCGGCTTGTTGTGCCTCCCACTCCTCAAACTCGCTTTGGGTAGCCAAAATCGCCTTCAACGCCTCCAACAGTTCCGCGTTCACCGCATGCAGGCGGCGCAGTTCGGCATTTGAATCTGTAAGTTCGCGTTCAATCGTGCGGGCGTATTTCAGCCACGCATAAACGCCCGGCCCCCTAGCCCTCTCGTAAAAAAACTCGTCTGTCCTCGGTGTGTCGCTCACGGCTTCACCTCCCGCAGCGCGTCAATGGCTTCCTGCGCGTCGCGGTCAGCCGCGGTATCCACCGCCGCCGCCGCCGCCGACAACGCCGCCCACGCCGCCGCCGACCCTATGGGCGTTGCATCGTAAGCCTTCGCCGTCGCAGCCCATGTCCGTTCCTTGCACATGACGCGCCATGAGTCACCGTGGCCGTCAGCAATGGCCTTCGGCTGATACGCCTCCAGCGCCGCCCACATTTCGTCCAACTTGCTCATCGCTGCCTCTCCATCCGTTCCATCTCGCTACTCAAGGCTTCCAAGTCAGCGCGAAGTCCTTCCAACTCCTTGGCGTACTTGTAGCACCGCTCACGCAGTTGCCGGATCTCCCGGCGGTACTCATCTGGAGTGTGTGCCAGTTTGTCCCACTCGTCGTCGAACAGGTCAGGTTGATATTGAATGGTCATGGCTACGCTCCTGATGCCAATTTGACTGCGTACAGCGCAAAGACGATGAACGCGGCAATGGTCACGGTAAACGCAATCCCCAAAAAAGTCGTGGTGCTAATTTCGTCTCCCAGTCGCTGCGTCATGTCACGCAGTTCAAGGTCTTTACGAAAGAGCAAATCTTTGAGGTGGCCGTTTTCTTGCACAAGGTCCCGTATCTGTTTGTTGAGCCGGTCCTTTGAAAACTCCATAGTTTTATCGTTCACCAGTATTCCCTCCCAGATCTTGCACAGCGCCAGTTGGGAGGGGGGACTCGCCCCCACTCCCGTGTGACATTAAATTTGCGCTGTAGCCACCATCGTTTGATAGCGCAGATCATTCTCTCAATGCCTCCATGATCTTGTCTCCAATCGCCATTACTGCAACCTTTTCGGCATCGGACAATTGATCAAAAAGTTTTGTGGCGGGTTCAACCATACGCTTACTAAAGACCGCCGCACTCATAAAGAAAGCCGTAACCATCACGGTCTCTGAAGAAGTCACAGGCGGGAACTTTGCTTTCCTTGTGCTGCGCTTCTTGGTCTTGGTCTTGGTCTTGGTCTTGGTTTTCATGCGTCCTTCCTTGCGTCAATCTCGCGCTTCAGGTACCACGCGGCCTTCTCCAAGTCCTGCACAGGGTCGGAGTCCTTCTTACCTGCGCGGCTGATGTACTTCACGACATTGCCCAAGCGGTAGTTCAAATCTTTGGACTCGATGAAGTCGATAACTTCGATACCACCGGCCTTGTAGTGCTCGGGGTGATTCACGGGGTCGGTCTTGTGTGCGTCGAGCAGTTTCAACGCCTTATCCAAGTGCATTGGCTGAATGATGAGCTTCGGCGGATTACGCTTTGCTTCAAACTTCGCTGCCTTATTCAGCGGCGACAGACGCTCATCTGCCTTTTTCGCGTCCTTCCAACGCACCGTGTAGACGCGGTTCTTGTTGATGCCAAGTTGCTTAGCGATGTACTCGGGACTCGCGCCGTTTGCCAGAAAACGGCGAATCTTTGCTTCAGTAGTCATGTCTCTAACTCCTTGCGTAGGGTCTCTACGTTTGCTTCGTGGATGATTAAACTAATGCCCCCTGCGCCACGAATATCCGCAAGGTGCTTTTCCTGTAATGCGGTGGTCTTTCCACCGTTCGCTTTACACTCTATCGCATAAAATCTGCCGCGTAAACAAACCAAAAAATCAGGGACGCCGCTATTGCCGTAGCCCCCGGTCACTGGCATCGCATAGTACGCGCCGAGATCAAGCAGTATCTTCTTTACCTTCGCCTTGACCTTGCTCTCTGGAGTCATGTTCCCTCATGTAGCGTAGCGTATTAAGTAATACGCTGTACTTAACCATGAGATGTCCCGCCGCGCAACTCTTCGATTACTTCGTCTGACAACACCAAGACGTACTCGGTGTCCGACATCATCCACCCAATATCCCTACACTCCTCGGGGTACCAAATGGGGCACTTAAAAAAATTATCGCCATGAAAAGTAGACCGATGCCAATCTTTCGTGATGTCAACTAACGGCGTCCAGTCCCAAGCATGCACCATTGCTAATTGCAATCTTAAACAATCAGGCAACGCATCTAACGCAAAGATCCTCGCCATGTTGTCGCCAACACCTATGCGAAGATACCCCTCCTCTACACTGGCAGCCACTTTCATGAATCACCTTGGCAAAATAAGCGTGTTACCACTCTTAGCCGAACTCAAGTCAAACCACCACGCATCACGCGAGTCTGGGATAAGGGACTCAGAATTTCGATGCGCTTTCAGCAACATCAGACGGTAGTCCAACTCACGTCGGTACTCCTCCGGTATAGCCTCATAACTCGGGTACCACGTGGGGTTCAAGGTGTAAGTTGCATAATTGTGGTCAGTATAACTAGGCAACTTGCTGCCACTCTTATACGCATCAAGTGCTGTGTTCACGCCCTCGGTGCTGATTGCGCTTAGCACTACTTCGCCGTGAGGTCTAATTGATAGCGCCCACATACCGCTCTCAAACAGCTTCTTGAACTCGTCGATAGTTTTATCAAACTTAACGCTTGATGCTTCATAGGCAGAATAGGAAGTATCGAAGTCCTGACGCAGGTGTGCGGGCATTTGCAGCATAGTCGTTTTGCCCATAACAACATCTGCAAGGAACGAGGCAATTACGTTATCCGTTTCAAAGCAGGGGCGTTGCATCAAGCCGCGCCCAAACATTTTGTCAACGCCTGAATCAACCATCCCTCGCAGCCTTTGCGAAAATAAGTTTTCTGCGAGATTGACTGCTTCCAGCAGACCCGCAAAGGCAGCATGATTTGAGCCTTTGGCCAACTTAGAACGTAAGTAATTAGGGTTTTTGGAACGCAAAAAGGTGGTATAAAACAGATCCTCATCTGGTGACATCGAGGTAGTGAACATGAACTCACCGTCCGCACGTGTCAATTTACAAACTGTGAAACCTGACGGCGTGACCATTTTTACGGAAGTCAAACTTTTAACGTCCCCCACCACTACGCGCTTATCAGTGGAGTTGTATATTGCCGCCGCAATTGGGAAAAAATTTGAACTAATGAACGTTCGACGTTCTTGCGGGGTGCTCTGTGCAAGCAAGAACATATCATCAAGATTGAAAGAACTCTTTACTTTACCCACTTTTGTATCTCCTATCGTTTGTTAACGTCAGTACCGTCGAGCCATACCTCGCACTTGCTGCCCCATGCGGAGTCGGAGCCGCGCTCAGTCTTGAACTCGGTACGCTTGGCATACGCATGCCACTCCTTGCCTGTCATACGCAGTTGCCTGTCGGTGTTGTAGTCCCACCCGTACAACTTGGTGCGTGGTGGAAGGCATATGGTTTTCATGTCACTCCCTCGCCTCTTTTTCTTTATGTTCCATCCAAGCCAAAAGCATTTCTTTGGCCTCCTGTCGGCTCGCTCCAAAACGCGCCTGTAGATAGGGAGCAGCACCGTACATATTAGTTACCGCCGATTCGCGTAGGCGTTCAAGGTACTCAAAGGCTTCTTCCTTGTTCATCACTTCCTCCCCTCGACCTTGTCGATCGTGTTTTTCACGGTGGCCAGAATCATCCCGTTGTCATAGACTTCGGTGTCGATGACGCTCGTATAGGTTCTGCTGTTGTCGGTCATACAAATCTCCCAATCAAAAAGCCCACGAACAATCCGATGCAGAACCACTTGAACAGGCGGCTCGGTTCGGCGCTGATGTATTGGTCACATTCACCAAGCAAATCGTTAGCCGTCTTCAGGGAATTCAACAACGCTGTCTCTCTGTCGGTCATTGCTCGTCCTCCTCCAATCCGATGAAGATGTTGCTTTTTCAAGTGCGCTGTTCGCAGCGTCAAACTCATTTTTTGCTTTCAACCATATGGCTTGCGCTTGCTGATACTTCCGGTAGGTATAGTCTTCCTCCTTCCACGCAGCATCCACTGCTGCTATCAGTTGCGCGATAAGTTTTTCTCTGTCGGTCATGTTCAACCCTCCCTCAAGAAATACTCACAACCCTTGTCATCCTTGACCAATTCGTCCAATTCGTCTTGGTGCATCCCTTCCGTGTCGTAGTCCCAGATTTCAACATCGATGTCGTCCGGGCATTGGGTAATCTCTGGGATACCACGGTGAATCGTAATCACTACTCGTTTTCTCTCGTTCATGCTCGATCCTCCACGTTAATCAGACCACCCGAAGGCGGCTTGAAGTTGTTGTTACCCTTGACCAACCACAGGGTCGGTATGGGTGTCTGCCAGTTGATATTGTCCTCGACATATCCATCCGTGAACACGATCATGCAGTCGGCGCTCAATCCCTTGCTCACAACATAATCGCTGACGCAACCAACACGGGTACCGCCTCCGCCCATAGGCTTGAGTAGGCCTTTCAGATTGGTGTAGTCACCTTCGAACACCTGCTCACCATGCACCTGCGTATCCCACCACAGCACACGGATGCGCTCAGGGGTGACGGTCTCACACAGTTCCTGTATGTGTGCGGCGATGCGTCCGATGTCGTCATTGCTTATGGAACCAGACGTGTCGATAGACAGGATGACCTCACCCACGGTCTCACTTATAAGAGACGGCAGATAGTAATCGTCGGCCACTCGGTGCTTGTTGAACCTGCGCCACGTCAACTCATCCGCGCCTCGTGCATGTGCAACCCAGAACTCACGGGCCGCCTCACGCCAGTCGATTGGTGGAGCCATCATGTCTTTGATGAGACGAGGGATCTTGGCACCGAACTTACCAGCGAGGATGCCGCCCTGATGTATTGCGTCATCTATATCCCGCTTAACTTGTTCCTGCTCGCCTTCGGTCATACCGTCGTGGCTGCTGCAATCATGCTCGTCCATCGCATCGCCACGACGACCGCCACCACCGCTTTCCTGCTCCTTCTTTAAGTATTCATAAATACGCCGGACAGACCAACCCTTGAACATCGGGTCATACAGGCCACCGTCCGGCAACTTGATGAACGCCGGGTGACTGATGTGCAAGTCCATGATGATGTCGTTCACGGCGTAGTCCATCGCCATGTTCGTCAGCCTACCGTTCTCTTTCATCAAGTCCCGGTGTCGCGGGATGTGCTTCATCAAAACATGCAGGTTCTCATGTAGCACAAGGCCTGCGATCTCCGGGTCAGTCAGTCCCTCAAGAAACGCTCGACCGTACCGCTTGTTGTACCCATCCGTGTATGCGGTCGGACACTGCGCGGGGTCATCAATTATGCTCGTCTCCCCCATCAGGATGACGCCACCATACAGGCACGTCTCGGGGTGTTTAATCAGACGGATGTGCGCCTTCTTCAGGCGTATGTCCATGCTCACTTGCTTAGGTACTACGTTCATATCAGTAAGACTCCTTACGGCATCATAAGTTCCAAGTTCTTCATGCCCCATGCCTTCATCTGGTCATTGCGACTAGCCAGTCGGCTGAGGCGACCCTGCAATGCCATCGTGAAGAAACACTCTTGCACTTCTTCCGAACGGATGCGGTTGACGAAAGTCATGAACGAGGACAGGTCATCCTGTGTCTCGATGGTGTCGATAGCATTGAACATGGTGATGAACAACGCTGCGGGTTTCTCAGGAACAGCCACGTTCTCAGGGTCATTGATGATGTCCTTGACCGGGGTCAACTGCTTCCCAAGAGCCATGAACGCCTCGAACGAGTTAGCGAACGCAGCACCACAGGTACCCGCCAGAGCCGCCTTAGTCACGGCGCGACCCAACTTCTCGTGGTTCTTGACCACAACGTCCGCTTTCACGAGCGACCGGGGCGTGACAAAAGACATCACTCCACGACGGGACGGGTTGAAGATGTACTCGTTATCGTCCTGCCCACCATCAAGGTACGATGCGAGACACCGTGGGTTCATAGCGACCCATGCACGGATTACAGAAGACACCCCACGACTCGCAGCCCACAAGTTCCACTTGACGTGTCGGGGTTTATCCACATTGACGATCATCACACGGTTGCCAGCATGGGCAAGCATCGCATCGCCCACTCCATCTGATGAATGATTAGACGTGGCGAACACGATAGAGCCAGCTGGCAGTGCAGCATCGCCTACGGTTCTCTCCAACATCAGTCGGGTGAACAAGGTCTGCAACAACTTGTTGGTCTTCATGAACTCGTCGAGCATGAGCATCTTCGGCTTCGGACTGCCCAACTTGAACAGCGAGGACACGTAAGACTCAAGAGACTTCGTAGTATGGTCTGGAATACGCATCACGATGTCCGACAAGTCCATCACCGGGCAGTCCACGTAGATGTAGTCGTACCTGTCACCGTACTGCTGCTCCAACTCCTTCAGCACGCTTGACTTGCCGATACCCGGCTCACCCTTCAGCACGACGGTCACCTCATGGCCTACCGTCATGACTAGGTTTGCCACCTCATCCAAACCGATAGCATCGTTGATTTGAATAGCCATAAAACCACCTCACAGTATTAGTTAATACGTAAACAACTCATCCAATTAAATCCCGAACTTGCTCAGGATGTCGTCAATACCATCCTTGACCACGATACGCTTGGCATCGGAGTTACGCAGTTGCTCAATCGTTAGGTCACCAAGCAACACCTGCAACTTCGCCCGTGCATCCTCCAGTCGAGAATCGGCGGTTAGATTGAATCCCTTGAAGGTCTCACACAGTTCACGGGCACGCTCCAACGTGGAGTCATAAAGTTTTCTACGGCGTACCTTGACCTCACCCTTGTCGTCAATCACGGTCTCGGTTTCGCAGCAGTACGAGATGGACTGCATGATCTCGACCAACTGGGTCGTCTGCTTGTTGAGGATGTCCTCGACCAGACGCTTGGCCTGTCGCTCGTAATGCTTCGCCATGTCATCCACCAAGTCAGCGGCGATGGCACAGCGGAAGTCCCCAGTCGGCACCTCGCTCTGGATAAGGTCGATAGAGAACCTACCGCGCAACTCAGATACATCGGGGTACTGCGCTCGGTCGAACATCGTCCCCTGCACAAATGCCATGTTGGACACAATGGACGGGTACTTGTCCAAGAAGTCATCGACCAACTCATGGAACCGCTTCACATGCTCCTGATACTCGGTATGGAACCGGGTCAGGTTTGTGACGGGCAGCAGACGCTGCGACCCCGCCCAATCGTAGGTGCATCGCTGCGACCAATTGTAGATAGTCTGCCGATAGTTCAGCACCGCCTTGTGCTCGGGGTTCTTGGCGAGAAGGTTCTTGATGAACCTACCAGCATCCCGGTCAGCCCGCTTCGCATTAGTGACTTCCTCACTGATATCACGGTCTTGCACGGTGGCGTTCCACACATGGCTCTCGATAGATACCAACACACACGACGATGCAAGCGACACGATGTGTTTCGGCTTGGGCAGCAACTCGTCAGCAGTCTGTGTCTCGTTCACTTCGATATTCATTGTCCATCCTCCGTATTGGTTAATACGCTGTTAGATTGTTTACCAGTCAAAAGGTTCAGTTGGTCACGCACATGCCTCTGCCATGCGTTCTCTGTATATATCTTAGACTCGACTTCCCGGTATTGGTTCCACAGTTGGGCATGTCTTCGCTTCGATATTTCAAGTTCTCTAGTAAGACTCTCGACTGTGTTCTCTATCTTTGGCCAAACGGTCATGCCTTGTCCTCTTCTGCTACGCAAGTTATGCGCCATTGGTCGTAAAAGAACTTGTCCGGGTCATGCCCCATACGGGCGATGACATGCTTGAACTCCTCCAACACCTCGTCATAGAACCCGTCGCCCAAGTCGTCGATGCTCAAGGTAATGGGGATCGTTAGCGGTTGCTTGCTCATGCCTTGTCCTCCTTCGTCAGTTCTGCGTAGCACTCCCGTAGGTGTTGGGTGGTCAGGCCATTGAGCGGCTCACCCGTCCGTCCGTCCTTCAGCACATCCTCCGCCCACGCCTCCAGACCACCGTCGTAGCCCTCGCAGATGTTGGTGATGACGCAGTTGACGATAGCGTCGATGAGTTCCTTTCTGGTCATGCCTTGTACCTCAGTCTCGGATACATATCTTGTGCGGCAAGGCCGTGACGAATAAGTTTCCAGACTGCTACACGGTCGAGCTTGCTCATGCCTTGTCCTCCTCTTTGACCTGCACATCGCAGGTGATAGTCCAGTTGATGAAGTTGTACCTGTTGGGGTCGAGAAACCGCCCCTGTTGCAGTTGCTTGGCGAACAACCTAGCGACCTTCTCCTCATCGACCCTGCCCGTCGAGTCCACAACATCCGCCAACTCCACGCTCAACTTGTTCGGAGCCGGGTCGTCGTCGTCCACCATGTACTCATCGGGGTCTTCATCCCATGTCGTCCAACATGAGTCCCCGTCGCCATCGTTGTACAACTCAAGCCACTCCTCGGGTGTCATGTTCTTGTGCAAGCACTCGTCGGAGCAGTAGTACTTGTAGCCGTTGTCGATGAGGTAACCCTCGTTCATACCCTTGCCGCACTCGTCGCATTCACGGGCGTATTTCTTGTAAGCCATGTTTAGACCTCCGTATTGGTTAATACGCTTATTTGCTCTTCCAACGCTTCGCTATGTAGTACCGTCGTCCGGGGTGCCACATAGACAACATCACCCCATAGTCGCGGTTGGGTTGGTTCCATGCGTCCTTGCCACCGTCCATGTGGTTGAAGACCCGCTCAGCACATTTGCGGCTGTCCCCCATGTAGAGGATCGAATTCATCCCGCACGGTGGCGAGAGTCCCTCCATCGCTCGGTCTACTCTGTATGTGTTCATGCTTTGTCCTCTCAGTGGTTGCTGCCCCTACCGGGGCGTGTGATTTGGGCAAGTAGTGTTCTGTCAGTCACCACGATGTAGTTCCCTTTGTGCATCGGGACTATCGTGTGCTTGCGCTTGCGTGCATCGGCCTCGCCACAGCGTAGGCAGGTAATGAATCCCGCCTCGACACGCTTGGCAGCGACCTGCTCTAACTGACAGGCCACGCACCATATAGTTCCTGTCATAACTCACCCCTTCCTTTACTTCACTCAGTAAATAAACACCCACGCGATGACGGTGCAGTAGTCAGACCATTAAAGAATCCAATCAGACCATTCAAGAGTCCAACTAACTACACCGTCACCGCTAGGCTGCTCACTCGTTTGAGTTTCGGCTTCACAGCAGTTGTAGGCAGATACTCGGGACGGCTTGGTGTATCAGCGTATTGCGTAATACACGGCCTCTTGTCCTTAACGCTGCCGGATGTATGTTGCCCATCCGTATCGGCTACGGGGCAGACTGTCTAGCCGTTCATCGCGCTTGCCGTGCTCTGCACTTCCTGACCGGTTCTACAATCCACATACCGGCAGTTCGCAGTCGCCCCCCTGTCACCGCCCCACCCAGAGCGTATTGGGTAATACGCGCTACATGGGATTGATAGGTGACAGGTTTTACAGGCTGCTAACTACTAGGCGACTTGTCACAGTCTGCCCCTGTCGCGTTGAGGGAGTACATCCCCGAGGTATCGCGCCCTCGCCCCCTTGATATGGGGGCACCGAACCTTGTCATCGGCTCGTCGCGGCTCTGTCCACCGCGCCTTCGTCCACTACCGGCTTTCGGCTTGTGGCATCGGAGACTTCCGGGAGGGGCAGCGTATTGGGTAATACGCTCGGCTTGCGCCATCCGTTCCTGTCCGTCCTACATAGTTAGACAGACCAAACCGGGATTGGTTCCGTGCGTGGATGGAAAATGTTTGTGATTCGTGGGCAGCGTATTGGGTAATACGCCAAACAGCGTTGTAGAAGCGGAGCGTTGTAGCACTGGTATCGTTCTAGCATTGAGGGGCTAGCGTGGATTCTGACGGTATTAGGTAATACGGTTTGTTCCAAATTTCGACGGGATAGTGCAAGTTTGTTCCATTTGTTCCAAATGTTCCAAAATCAAAACTGAACTTATTCTTCAAAATCGGGTATGGTCGAGCAGAGGGGTGGTTTTGTAAGTTGTTGATTTTGTAGAGAAGAAGAAGAAGATATTAATATTATTATATATATATAGTAGTAGTAGAGGGGCAAAAAAGGGCATGTTCCACGAATAGTGGAAAATAGGGTATAAGGGGGAAAAGTAGATGAAGGTGGGGCGTGGTTAAAGATCGCCCAAAATGACGCTTGCGTACTGCCCCTCGCCCTCTGGGTTGATAGCCTATTCTTGGAACATTGGAACAAATGGAACAAAACCATGTTTTCGTTTTATATATCAACGACTTAGTTTGTTCCAACCAAAGAATTCGCTTGGAACAAATGGAACAAAACCTTGGAACAAGCCCGATGCTCGCCCATCGGGAACTGGCGTCGCACCAAGAACTGGCATCTTCTAGAACTGGCTTCGTCCAACTAACTGGCTTCAAACGACCCGGAGGGTCGAGAGAGCCGAGCCGAGCCGCGTGGGAGCCGGACACGCCAAAGCCCCGGCTAGGTTGCCCTAGCCGAGGCGCGTATTACTTAATACGCTTGGCGAGTTACGCTTTCCGGGGAAGTGCCTTACCTTCCGCGAGGGGCTTGCGGCTGACAGTCACGAGTGCGTCCAGTCCGTTGAGCAGCGCGAGTGCCGCATCTTTCTTGTGTTCGGATAGGACAATCAGCGCATCCGTTACCATTGCCAAAACCTGCGTCGGATCGGGTAGCGCGGGAGCCGTGACAGTCTCAACAGCGTCGGACGCTTCCGGGATAAAGTCCGTGATGTTCTGTTTCACGGACACCCGGACATAAGATTGGATTGCCTTGCGGATTGCAGCCTGTCGCGAGTCATACGATTTAGCCGTTTTCTTGTCTGCTATCCACAGGTCAAGGTCAGACGGGACGGGCGTGTACTCTTCCGGCTTGGCATCCTCCCCAGAGATAAACTTTACTAGGCGAGGCGCAGTAGTCCAAGCCTCCGCGAAGATGCGGCGAGCACTGCCGTCAAACTCTTGCCAATCATCCGACTTTATTACCGCATCAATCTGCGATTGCGTCGGCGATTCCGGGAACAGTAGCGGGATAGCCTCGCGGATAGATGCTCGTGCAGAAGCGGCAGCGGACTGGCCGTCGGCCACAAGGCGCAAATCACCCAGAACAGTTTCGAGCGTTGCTTTCATAGTAGTGTCAGTCATGTCAGTCTCCGTGCGCCGCAGCGCGTTGTTGTTGGTTACAGTAGATTTGACAGACCGGGGGGCGATTGGTTCCGCATCATCTAAACTTTTTTTGATGTATTTTCGCAACAGCGTATTACCCAATACGCCACACGGGAGCGCGACTCTCGAGCGCGGCACGCCAGACAGGGCACAGCCGAACGCCGCCAGACGCGACCCCACCGGAGGGGCACCAACCCGATCCAAGTCGGAGTCCCACAGTCTCACCTCTACATTCAGAACCGCACAAACGACACCATCACTTTGCAACTTTACCCCCCCTCCCCCCATCGTTAATTAGATTTCTACCTGACAATACCCCACCCCCTTACTATAAAAACACCCCCCGTTACTTTTTTGGTTCCATGCCGTTTTACTTCGTATATAGTATGTGTACCTAGGGAACTTGGCTCCATATACGCCATGCATGATGTACTAATACCCGAGATTGACGAGAACATACCGCTCCCCGCAAACGCCGCTGAAGCGTTGCCTAACCTCACTCCTGAAGCTGAGGTTGAGATGCGGGCTAGGACAATTAGGCTTGTGTCCGAGTTGACGGGCACGCCGTTGCTTCCGAACGAAGAAGACATGGAGCAGGCGAAAGAACTTGCCCGTGCTCACCTTCAGAACCCGCATACCCGTATTGATTACAGCAAGTACCCGAACGAAACCGTTGCAATGCTTGCTGGTATGGCTGCTAGGTATAACCACATGATCGTGGACGACCTTGCTCAGCTCAAACTGTACGTGATAAACCGCCTTTTTGAAGAGGCTGAGAACTCCGACAACAGTAAAACCCGTATCCAAGCCCTGACTAAACTCGGCGAAGTGGACGGAATCGACGCTTTCAAGAAGCGAAGCGAGGTCACGCACGTGATCAAGCCCATCGAAGAGGTCGAAAAGGAGCTCATGTCGGTGCTTGAGGGTATCGAGTACCGCGTTGTAGGCGAGAAACGTGCTGCAACTGACGCCTAAAAACCTCGAAAAGCTGAAAAGCGCCCTGCCGACGATGCCGGAGAAGGAAAAACGGCGTGTTGCGGAGCTCTTGAAGCAGTATCAGACCCAGATCACGCAGAAATTGGGCAAAGATTCGTTCCTAGACTTCATCCAACACGTGTATCCGGGCTACAAAGTGGGTCCGCACCACCACAAACTGGCCAAGATATTCGAGGACATAGAGGCAGGCAGGAAGAAGAGAGTCATCGTCAACATCGCCCCGCGTCACGGCAAGTCGGAGATGATCTCGTACCTAGCACCTGCTTGGTTCCTAGGCAAAAACCCGCAGAAGAAGGTCATCATGGCGTCCCACACTGCCGATTTGGCAGTGAACTTCGGTCGTCGGGTGCGTAACTTGGTCGGTTCGGAGTCTTACCGTG